TAGCCATGCTCTTGGCTAGATCAGCGACGAATGGCGTGCGCAAATGTTCCAACAAGATCTCATATCCGTCTTGGAGCAGATAACCAGGTTTCTGATTGATCCGCTTGATCAATTCTTCTTCAAGTGATTGTAGCGCATCTGCAGGCAGATTCCTAATATCAAGGTGGCGCGGACCTAGAACTGGCCCGAGAACGTAAGTGTTTTCTTGGAAACCTCTGCCTATAAAATGATCTATCGTATCAAAGATATGTGACCCGTTTAACAAGAACCAAAGCATGTTAAAGCTGATCTTATGATCAGTCTTGTTGATCTCATTGAGATTGTCATTGAAATCGGACCAACTTCCGCCCCAACGGATGTATTCAAAACGTTCATGCATGGCTTCAACGCTCACTGTCCAATGCACGTTTTTGAAGCGCATGATGAGATCAAAGACTTTGGTGCCAGTCTTGCTGAGATTGGTGTTGACTCTTAGAGCGACATTTGGATTAACTGATATCAATCGCTCAAGAAACTCCTCATTCTCTGTCATCAGAAGAGGTTCACCTCCTGCTAGATACACATTATCAAGATCAGCAGCGTGATCTAAGATATAAGACTTGAGCGCTTGCTTGCGTTCCTTGCTAGGCTTAGCCACTTGTTGTCCTAGTTCGTTTTCCCATTTGCTGGACCAAGCTGGACCACAATAGACACAAGCGAAGTTGCAGGTGTTTTGCCATCTCACATCAACATGCCTGAGATCGAATCTATCCCTGTCATATGTTGATAAAGGCACATCACGCAATGCTTTAAGATAATATAACCTGCTGCTCACTATATCAAAGCTGCGTTTACCTTCTTCTAATCTATGGCATGCTTGGCATGAATTTGGTTTAGAATCAGCTAGCATAGCATCTTTTATCGCCAGGTTATCTTTGCCTCGCATCACATCCAATATGTCCTGATAACCTACGCTGCCTAGCTTCTCCGTCGCTACCACGCAGTTCTTGACCTTGCCAGTTGGTTCCACGTAGAAACCCGTCCAAGGTAATGGACAGAAACTCTTGTTGGTCAGATAATCCTTAGGATCCATGCCTGTTAGGTCCTAGTGATATCTCAGCAATATTGAGCTTTCGCCCTGCTAGCTCGATAATGCCTACCAATGCGCTTGCCCATTCGTCTGCATCAGTAGCTTCTTCTGCGGATAATCCGTTGCCTGTGGCAACAGAACCTGGCCTCACTAGCATCATCTTTGGCCCGCCATCTTTGAAGGCCAGTTGCATGTGTGCTTCTTCTAGTGCTAGTTTTTGAGTCCTATAGGCATCGTATCCTAAACCAGGTATCGTTGATATTGGGCTGCGTGTCATCTTGGTGCTGATGTTCATTATGAACTTCTCGGGCTTATTTTGCCACTGTTCATATACCGCGAACAGCAATTCAGTCTGCGCGAAACCTGCTTGCGCATTGTTTATAAACCAATCACAGTCCGCGATAGGACCAACGATCTTATGCAGGCTCCTTATGTTAAAGCCATTGCGGCGGCTAAGTCCTATTATCTCGTGACCACGAGATTCATATTGCTTAGCTAGTGCTTGACCTATGCCCGAGCTATGACCAGTTATAGCGATCTTCAAAATTCGTTCCCCTCAATGAGTCTTGTCGCTTGAGATAGCCTAGCAATGCTTGAGTATTATCCTCATCTACTGCTACCCCTTCTATGTGCTTTGCAGGCAGCGTCAGAGGATTGGTGTATCTCACGTCTAATACGCTAGGTGATGTCAATCTGCCAAAACTGATAGGAATATCTATTGAACGCGCATAATCCGTTATATTGATCATATCAGCTACGGTATAAGCAGACAGTGTGGTCCAAAAATCCAATGATAAGTTGTCGTGTTGTATAGTTTTGTATCTATCTACTACTTCCGTGAACGTAGACCATCGCAATGGCCAGCGTGCATACTCATAGATAGGACCAACACCATCCAAAGATATAGTCACTATCACTCTTATTCCTTTATCCAACAGTGGTATGATGTTAGGCATAAACTTGCTAGCGTTAGTATTGATCCTTATGATCTTTACATTCTCAGGTGGATCATCTAATAGAGCAGCATAGTTAGGACTATTGCTTGGTTCACCCCCATTGATGTCAAGCTCGATAATCCTGTCCCTAGGTATGGTGTTGAAAGCTACGGTGTTATCCATCAGTTGATAACCAGCACCATGCATGAGATGTCCTATCTTGCTGCTCTTGCGCTCGTCACAGAATTGGCAAGCAGCATTGCAGATGTTATCCAATATACCCCCGACTATGAGATAGTTTTCTCTATGTGGCCTCAGGATGCTGTCCCTGTCAAAGGAGTGTTGCCTGATGCTCTTGCGACCAGCAGTCTCGTCCCTTTGGCATCTAACACATTCATCTGGCCACTTGTCGAGATACATCTTTGAACGCAGGCTAGACAACCAATCACTGGAATCTAGAGATTTTAGGTCATCGTAGCTTTTACCATTGGTCATATGGCCACAAACACCTATCTTACCATCTGGCATTATCCTACGGAAGTGATCTAATCTAGGGCAATACATCAGCTAGCTTCTTGGCATGACCGAACACATGATCATATGCATGTTTATGCTCGCTAGCCATGTCCAATAGAATCTCACGCAAAGATAGTTCTCGGCCTATGAGATCATGCAGATGCTGATCTAATTCTATGTAAGGAGCTGCCTTGGGCATATCAGCTATATGATCGAGCTTGGTTGGATCATCGGATCTGCGTCCACCTTTGCGATAATCCGTCAGAGTTGATATTTGATCTACGTTTAACAGCCTGAGGACAGCGTCTGATCTCATATACCGGCCTAACCAAACTAACCAATGTATCTGAGGAAGGTAATGCCTATTGAGATAAGGATATTCATCCATGAAGGCCAGTATGGTCTTAGGATCTAAACCATTGCTCCATTTGGCCATATCATCATAGAAGCTGCCTGCCCCCGATGCGATCCTATCTTTCGGATCCCTGAGGAAAATATCGATGACATCACAACGCTGGATCTGTTCGTTGAATAATATCTTCCATCCACTTCTGTTAGCTTCTGCCATCAGGCTGCTGCTTCCATTCTTGAACATAGGAAACAAGAATCGCTGCGGGGCGACTTCTATCACCTCGCAGCGATTTGGATATAAGATCTTATCGATCTCAGTGAACATTACTTTTGGCGTGAACGGATCATCGCCAGGATGTCTTCAGCACGGGCATTTCCTGATGCCTTAGGCGCTTCCGTGGCAGCTGGTGCTGTCTCGAAAGGCGCGTCATCTTCATCATCCTTAGCAACTGGTGCCGGTGTTGGACGCGGAGCAGGTGCTGCTGCACGAGCAGGAGGCGCATCCTCGTCAACGTCAGCGCGACCACCACCTGCCACCTGTAGGCCAGCTGGCTTGTAGTATTGGCCCCAACGATCTGGATCATATGCTTGACCGTCCACTGATGCTTCAAACATGTCCTTGATGACCTGTAGCTCTGTGGCTGTGGGCTTCTTGGGCAAGAAGTCCTTGAGATTGAACAAACCATGCGCTTCGATTGCAGCACGTTCCACGTTGGTCAATGCTGATTCCTTGCGAGCCCACTTGGATGTGCTGTAATCAGCGTAGCCACCCTTGCTGGTCTTGGTGATGCTGAAGTCCAAGCCGCGATCAAAGCTGGTCGGCAATTCTTCGATCTCACTGTCCATCAGCGCGGCCTTGACCACGTTGAAGATCTGGGGACCGATGATGAAGCGTCGGATGGGGTTGTCTGGTGTGGTGTCTTCGCTCATGGGAGATTCACGCACGAAACCCTGGAACACGTATGAACGCTTCTTCCAATACTTGCGTCCCATGTCCTCGAGGTTCTTGTCCTTGAACCAAGGACGCACTTCGCTGAGGATAGGGCAAGTCTCGCCCCACATCTCCACGCAAGGCACTTGTACCTGGACTGGCTTTGAGTCCATCTGTCCTTTGACGCCTGCGAATGGCAGCTTGATCATCGCACGCTCTACCCAGAAGAAATCGTTGGCG